TTGATTTTGATGTTCTAAAAACATCTTTTCTCTAAGGTCAATATCAGTGAGTTCTTTAAAGTATTGTTGGTTTGTCATCCATGCAAACAACACACAACACATTGCGAGGTCATCTGTGTGTCCTTCTTCTGCTTGATATGACTGTCCATGTTGTACAAATGTTGATAACTCATCAATTAATTCGTAGTCATTAATAACTAACTTATCAGTTTCAACCATTTGTTTAAGATTAGAACATCCCAAAGTCTTTACTGCTTTAGTTGTTCTAACTCCAAGTTGCGCTCTACCCCCAGAGAAACCAGCACCAAGAATCTGACCAGCACGACCACGCATAGATGCCATAACTAAATTGTCATATTCTAAGTCATACTGCATTGCAGTTGCGACCTGTTCTCCAATGTCATTTACCTCAATCATCACATATGCTTGATTGTATCCTCTTGCGACTTGATGAATTATTGTTGGAAACAGTAGAGGTTTTATTTGATTGTCACGATACTTTGCAACAATCTTATAAGGTAATTGTGATACATCAAACACTAGGAATGCAGAGTAATCGTTGTTTGTACCCCTTGCAACGTCTGCTACAAGTGCGTATGTATGTCCTTCTTCTGGATTTTTATATACGTCCAATCCAGCATTCTTCTTAATTGGTTCATCATAGTGAAACGATTTAATCTTTGTTGGATGAATAAGTGTATTGACAGACCCCAAGAACTCACACTCAAACTCACGATTGAACTGTTCTTGTGAAGTGTTTGCAATAGTTTCTTCTTTCCACTTTTCATCACGGCCTGGAATTTCTGACCAGTGAACTTCAATTGGAATGTATGTGTTTCTTTCCGTTTCTGCATCACTCCATAACTTATAGAATAGATTCATTCCGTTTGGTGTAGAAACAATAATTACCTTGGTTGTCTTACCAGATGAAATTGTAGGATACACAGAACTAAAGAAATCTTCTGCGACATTATGTGGTACGAAAGCAAACTCATCTAAGAATATCATATTGTAAGAACCACCACGAACCGCACTAGACGATGTGGATGATGCAACAATACGAGAACCGTTCTCTAAGTCCAGAGAACCCTTATTCCAAGACATTACTCCCTGTTGTAACCATTTGGGTAGGTTTTCATATGCGAGTTGTAATCTGGAAAGAATATCTCTTGCAGTCGCAGCCTTGTTGGCAAGGATTGCAACATTCATACTTGGGTTGAATAGAACGTAATGTAGAATATATGATACGATTGTTGTTGTCTTACCAGACTGTCTGGGTAACTTACATATTGTAAATCTGTTACTATGAATAGTTCCAACCATCTCTTTTTGAAATGGAAACATATTAAATGGAACAATCCCCTCATCTAGAGATACAATCTTGATATACTTTTGACAGAAATACATGGGGTCTTCCATGCACTTCTTGTATTCAAGAATCTGTTCTTCTGTCCATTCGACAGGAACATTTGCTTTCTTTAGAAGGGGATTGCCAAGATAGTGATTTGCATCAGTCATGCATATATTTATTCAGATGCTGGTGTGTTATCTTCTTGATGTTTTGTATATGCAGCTTTGACTGTATCAGTATGAAACTGTGCAACCATTGCCTTTACATCTGCACTTTCACCAGATGAATCTGCATCTGGAGCAACAGTATGTCTGTGGAAACTTCTTGAAAGTTCTACACCATCTTCTTCAATAATAGTAGCAGTTCTCACTTGAATGTGCTTGAACTGACCTACTACTTCAATTTTATCTTCTTCTGTACGTTTTGTAATCGCCATTATTTTTCTCCTTTTGTCCGCCCCCAGAATCCACTAGAGGTATAAAGTTATTTAGTTTGCAAAGTATTAACTGCTTGTTCTATAAAATCCATGACCTTGAACGTCTTTAGTTCCAGTTCCTAAAGATGTATTATCATATTTTCTAATTACACCAATTTGTGTACCAGAAATGGATTCAAGTTGATAAGCAGTGCCTTCCGTAGCACCTTCTCTTGCCATACCAATATTTCCATATACACCAGCACTATCTTCAGCAAATGGCATACCATTTATACCAATATTTCCACTACTTCCAGTTTTATCAAATCTTATTCTGAAATGGAAGAATACCATACTACCAATTTTAATATATTTCCCAATTTGTTGTGTAATATTACCTACTGATACACTGCCTGGATTATGTGTAACTACTGGAACTGGTGTAAAACTGCCTTCTTCATAATCGTCAAGGGCGTTAACAGCCGCAGTATCCGTTCCAAATTTTAATCCATCTGCATCAAATCTACCAAGTTGTGTTCCAGCAGCATTTGCAAAAACTAAACCATTGGAAATACCACCTAAATGTGAAACTACACTACCATTATCTTGGAATATAATTTTATTGTTATTACTATTGGTACTATTTACTGTTAGTGGAGCACCACTTGCAGTTGCAGTTATGTTTGTGCCACTTATCGTTCCAGCACCAGCAATATTATTACTTACAGTAATATTACCAGAACCAGTTCTTGTTGCGATTGTATCTACTTTAATTGTTGACATATCTTTATCCTATCAATGCACCACAAAAGTTACCATCATATTGGCCTTCAGTTGTACCGTTAAATGGCACCATAACTCCTTGAACATAGTCACCAGCAACTAATGATACAATAGAAGATACCGCCGAACCATTATAAGATGTAGAATATTGGTAAGCAGTACCAGTCAGTTGAGAACCACCATTTTTTATAATATAAATACCAGAGTTAGCACCTTGACTTGGAGTTGCCTGACACCCAAAATAATATATGCCTGCTACAGGAGCAGTAAAACGTCCATTGGTGTTATTAAAGTGTGACCCATTATTGTATATCACTACTGAAGTTTGACTGTTGTTTGTAGAACCAAGATAAAATGTAGTAGTACCAGTACCACTACTATGACTTCTTGCATTGAACGCTGGAGTGTTTGGTTTTAGTACATATCCATTACCATCAATAGTCATACGAACATCATTGCCCGCTCTAAACTGCATTGTATCTGTACCTTGTGCGTACCGAATACCACCAATATCTTTATCAGCACTATCACCCATATCAATAATAGATGTACCACTAGTTCCAGATACCAACTCTACTCTTGCGCTACCAGAGTTTACGATTGTTAAATCTTGTGTTGGTGATGCAGTTCCTATGCCTACTCTGTTATTAGAAGTGTCTACATGAAGTGTATTTGTATCTACAGTAAGATTGCCAGTAAGAGTTGTTGTTCCAGAACCAGTAATATTACCAGGCACCACAAGATTATGACCAGAACCTAAACTTACGTTTCCAGAACCAGCAACATTTTCGATAGTATCTACTTTAATCTTGGATGCCATTTAACTTTTCCTTAACCTATTCTGTTGGTAATTTTTCGTTGTCAGTTGAATTCTTTGCAGTATCAACAACTTTCAAAGTGTATGCTTGAGTGACTTGTGCATCAGTACCAGTTGCAATTGCAATAGAATTTGCATTACAATGTGCGACTAGAGCTGCAATAATTTCTTCTTGTGCAACACGAGCACGATTATGAATTGCGTTATCACACCAATCTTGGACTGAATAAGCAGCATACTCAAGACACTTTACTTGTGTGTCTGATACTGTTACTTTAATCTCTGCCATTTTATTCTCCTATTTAATTTAAACTATTTATGCTAACTTAACAGATGACCATAAAATACTGATGAATCACCATAGTGTCGTACCGCTCCATTTTGCGCTTGAAGACCGACTTGTATATAATCATTTGCAGCCAATTCAAGAATGGATGAAAATGAACACTGTTGGTCATGGTCTTCAGCATTTGCATAACCGAAAATGTGATTAACGCCTGGAATGTTACTACCATTTTTTCTGAGTCTTACAAAACCATATGGGCCAGAATCAGTACTACTGCCACCAGTATCCACATAAGCATGAACAATGAAAAAATATCTACCAGCAATTGGAGCAACAAATCTGTCGTTAGCAGTTGAATAGTGATTACCTACATTGTGAGATACGTTTCCATCAAATTCTATAATTGCTGTAGAACCACTGGATACACTAACCCAAGCAGAATTATTACCTCTTACCATAAATGATGGTTGACTAGGCATGGTAACACGACCACTACCATCAATAGTCATTTTTGCACTATTATTAGTGGATAAAATTAAATTATGATTTGTTACCGTTGCGAGATTTAAACCAGCAGAATAAACTTGTAATTCACCAGTAACACTATTTGTTGTATCATCAATTCTTACAGATGAACCACCATTTCTATGAATGTCAATACCACCACCAGTTGCAGTAGCAGGACTTGTAGTTCCTATACCAATTAAATCTGTACTTGCATCTACAAATAATTTATTTGTGTTTACTGTAAGGTCACCGTTAACTACATTAAGTTCATCACCAGACTCAATCTTTACTTTGTTTGCATCTGCACCAGAGGTTGCACCAGCGATTGTTGTGACTGTAATTTTACTCATGTCTATACCACCGAAAGTTCACCGTTGATTGT